CGCGTTTTCTACTGTATAGGCTTGCCAAATCATCCCTCCTATACAATTACGCATTACCAACATTTTCATTTGCGCTCCAATCTCGGTGTTGATACGTGCGGTTGCACCCAACGCCAGTGCCCTGCCACCTTGAAGATGCGGGTCAGGCTTCTGCTGTGCAGCGGGTATTGACGGGACAAGTTGATCCCGTTCTTCAGCCGGCGAGTAATCCAGATGCGTTTGAACATCGGGAGAAACTCGACGGTGATGATGGTTGATGTCTTCACGATTCGCATTGGACAACGATCTGTCCGGTGGTTGAGTCAACGACCTGCCACCAGTCGGTGAACGCGGATTGGTTTTGTCTCCTCTCACCTTCGGCCTGTGCCTCATCGGCGGTGTCGAAGCTGCCGATGAAACCTTCCCACCCTGGCAGCGGATAGTAGGTCATCCCGGCGAACAGCAGGTAGCGCTTCATGGGTTGATGATTTCAACGACGGTGCCGTACCGATACAGGATCGGCACGGCCAGCTCGGGGCAGTAACCGTAGCTAGTGCCGTCCTCTTCACGCTCGGCGAATTCGTCGGCGTGAAGTCCCTCGTTGACGAGGGCGATGGGCATTTTGGATTTGATAGCTGCGGACTTGGCTTCCTCTTTTGCTTCTTCGAGTTTCATGGTGTCGCTTTCTTGAGTGCATCGCGCAGTGTCAGGCCGCGGCTGGCGCGGCCTTGCTTCTGTTGGTGTTCTCCAGCGCGTTGGCGCTGAGCCGGCGCGCCAGGTCCAGTGACTCGGCTGCCTCGACGGCACGGCGGTACCCCTCGAATGCCTGGCGCCAATCGCCAAGCCGTTCCAGATCGGCGAGCGGAGCGAACACTTCCTCGATGGGTTGGTAGCCCCAGCCATCGGCCTGCGCCAATGCCGTGAGCCGCATCGCCAGGTCCACGCGCTCGAACCAGTCCATTGATTCCTTCCGGTGATAGAGAATCGTCAGCGCACTGGCCGGCGTCCCATTGCACGCGGACCAGACTTCTTCCCAGCGCTTGTCATGGCGTAGCTTCTCCGACTTACCCAACTTCATGTCGGTGATGTTGTAATACTGACTGACTCCCTCCTTATACTTCACCGACAGGGCGAAGCGGAGGAAGCACGGCTGCGTCCGGCACAGTGATCGGGTCAACAGCTTCCACTCTTCGGCGAACGGGTCGGCGAGGATGGCAGCGGTGAACGAGAGGCACACGTCGATGATGTCGTGGAATTGCGGAGCCCAGGCGCCGCTGTGTTGGACCGTCCCATCACCGTAGGTTTGGTATGCCTGGATGTGGAGATCAAGCGGGCGTTCGCCACGCCGTTGCCAGTTCCAATCGTCGCTGAGTGTGTAGGCCAGCTCACTGGCCTTGAGTATTGATGCTACGGTTTTCATTGTGTGATCAGAATTTACCGGAGTCGAAGTCAGCAGCCAGGCCAAGTGTCAGGGCATGGACGAAGCCGGCCTCGATATAGATGCGGTCGTAGCTGAAGTCGGAACCGCAGCGTGCGTTGATGACGATGCGTTTGCCGCCATTGGTTGGGATGCCACGCGCTGCATCGCCTTCCTTCACTGGCTTGCTCCAGTAGTTGGAGATCCCAGCGCAGCTCCACACAGGGAACGTGACGCGCTCGATCTTCTCGGTGGTTGGTTCGGTGGTTGGTGTTGTCATTGTGTCTCAGAATAAGCTGATGATTTTGAAGAATACCCACAGGGCCAGCATGATGGTTGCTCCGAACAGGAACAGTTGTACCGCCCACACCAGCACCATTAAGGCGGCGCCGGCGATGAACGTGAGGATGTTAGTGATGATCTCTACGAGTTTCATTGTGTCACAGAATCAGGGTTGTTTGGGTGCGAGCACTTCCTGGAACTGGATGCGTCCCCCGCTCAGGTCGCGCAGCAATTCCCGGATGGTCCCGTTGATGGTTTTGGTCCGGCCTGTAAGTTGGGCCAGCACCTTGCGGTCGCCCTGGTCGGAGACGAACTCGCACTCGGTGCCGTACACCACGCGCCGGTAGTACTGGATGACTTTGACTCTCGGTATATCCATTGGATTACTCATTGTGTCTCAGAATAAGCAGTGTTGCCGGTGAGCAGTCGGGCGATGGCGAAGGCGTACTCCGGACGGAAATGTCCGTAGCCTTCCTCTTGTTCGACGCTCCACCCGCTTTCAGTTTTCTTTGCGAAGACAATCGGCTGCGGGTCGGAGCCGTATCCCTCGGGGATGATGACCACCCACCAATGCTGGCTATCACGGTAGGTTTCGGTGCAGATGACGCGCCGGATGTACCGGTCGGCATCACCGATTGCCTCGTAGGTTCTGGTCCTTGGTTTCATATCCATTCGCTGTCTGGTTCCTCGCCGTTCCCGTTCGGATCGGGGCAGGCAGGGAAGTATTGCTTGCACGGGGCGCACTGGCCCGGGGTTTCACGGTAGAGCGGGGCTCCGCACACCGCACAGGTTTCGCCTTGGGTTTCGATCAGGTTCTTGGTAACAGCGGGCACAGGGATGGCGATGTCGCTCTGCCCGATGAATTGGATGAAGCTCCGCGCTTCAGCCTCGGTTTCGTAGGCATCCAGAACTAATGGGACGCCTTCACTTGGGTCGATGACGAGGAAGGTTTTGGTTGGACCTTCCCCGTCCTCGACGATTCTCAGGTTCATTAGCTTTGCATGTAGAGTTTGAAGGCGCGGACTCGTTCCTTCCACGCCTCATCGACTTCGTGTTGCAGCTTGACCAGTTCCTGGGCCGATGCGCCCTGCCCATCGGCGACGTTGAGACGGTGGACAGAATCCAGGTGCGCCTGCCTGGCCGTTTTGTATTTCTCTTCGGCTGGGTTCATTGTGTCTCAGTATTCCAATCGTTAGGCAGCCAGCGCAGGCGCAGCGTGGCCTTCGCTTTCTGAGCCAGCTTTGGTGGGCACTGGGTTTCGTCGATGGCGACGGTGAAGTACGGCCGACCGATCCCGTCGATGCCGTCGAGGTGTGGGTGATCGGTTTTGAACAGCTCCGATTCAGCCGGTGTTGCATCGCGCAGCCAGGGCTGTTCTCCGAGATCGGCCAGGGCTTCGGGCGCCATGAGTAGGATGATCATTGTGTGACAGAATCGTGGTTATCCCTTGCTGCCATTGAACCGGCGCGCCTTGATGCGGCCGACCGTGAGCGCAGCCAGGGTATTGTTGAGCGGACCAGTCGCCGCGGCCACTTCCTTGCGGTGCCGACGGAGCGCGGCCTTGATGAGCCAGTCCCGGACGGATTGGTAGGTCTGGAGCGCGCGGTCTGAATCGGCCTGGCATTCGGCGAAGCGCAGCCGGTTATCGGTGACCTGGTTCAACGCGCGGAGGTTATCGCTGGTGAGGCTGTCGCGCTCGACGATGGTGTTGACGCGATCCTGATAGGTGGTGTTGCTGTTTCTCATAACTGTGGTTCTTTCGGTGTCGGACTGTTTGGTGTCGCTCCGCATTAAGCCCCGCTCAGCTCGCGACGTTTGGCTGAGCGTGGCTTTGATACCCCATGCCGGGGTAAGATGGTGGTCTGGCTCGTCCTGGATCAAATGCCGGCCGATTGTGTCGCACAATCAGCCGGGTTCAGTGGCACGGTGGGAGGGAACAATTCGCCCAAGATTTCGGCTGCCTTCTTGCGCCACTCAACCATGCCGAAGTGCAGCAGGATGCTGGCTGCCGTCTGATATGGCTCATGCACCGTGAACCTGGTGAGGAACTGGCCCAGGTGACCGGGCGAGATATACTCCGAGCACTCCGCCCCGTACCGGATGCAGATTTCCTGCCCGCGGTTCTCAAACACGTAGAGATCGTAAAACTCCTGCTTGTACCCGCCTTTGACCATCGGGCTGGGCTTGCAGATTTCGAACGATGCCACGTATGAGCCCGGTTCATGGTGGCAGCAGTCTTGCCAGAATGGTCCAGAGATCAGGCCGAACCGGGCTTCTTCGTCGTCGGTGTAGGTGATGGTGTTCATTGTGTTACAGAATGGATGACCAGCTATCCTTGAACACGCGATTGCCCAGCACGGTGCGGATGGCGAAGAGCCGCTGGTTGCGGAACCCGAGCCGCTTCCTCAACTCCGCCGCGAAGAGCCGGTCCACTTCCCAGTCCGGGAACTGGTCGATGAACGGCCGGACTTCAGACAGCGCCTTGATCACGGCGAAGTTCACGTCCCATGAATCGGTGCTCATCACCAGGAACTCGACCGTTCTGGCCAGGCATTCGAGCGGTTCGCCGTCGTATTTGTAGGTGATCATCGCCCCGCTCCTTCCTGGCATTGTGTGACAGAATGGACGGCGCTCCGGTGTTCTTCCTCGGTCGCCGGCGTGACCGACTCCGGCCCGAACATCCCGGCCCGTCTGATTGCGACAGACACCGGGACATCCGGTATCAGGACTATCCCGTTGGGTGTATTCACCCTCCAGGTCCACGTGGTTTCAGTGACTCTCCTCATAACTGTTTTCTCGCTTTCGGTTTGGTTGTTGATCTGCAGCGTGAGTGCTGCGTGCTGCCCGGTGCACTGTCCCGGGCAGACCGCATGACTCAGATCATTCTGTCACACAATCGACCGTCTTACTGGACACTGGCCGGCTTCAGGCGATTGACCGTGCCATTGCCCTGGACCTTGCCCGAGCTGGCCTTCTTCTGGAAGAATTTGGGCATCGCGGGCTTGACCGGCTCGACCTTGGGCTGATTGTCGGGATGCGTCGGGTCTTTGACCAACGCGATGGCGTTGAACCCGATCTCTTCCCCATCCACGACCAGCGTGACCCAGTTCTTGGGGAAGTCGCCGCTCGACGCCGCCACGTAGTTCCGGCCGTTCTTGGTCTTCTTGCCCTGGTCCAGGATGAGGGGCAGCGAGACCACGAGGTACTTGCCATCCGCGCTCAGCACCGCCGTGATGCCGTTGGTGTTGTCCGTGCCGTTGGTGTTGGTGATGTTCTTCATAACTGTGGTTCTTTCGGAATTGCCATTGTGTAACACAATGGGCTTGGTTTATTTGACTTGCGACGGTTTCACCTTGGGTGAATGCCGCGCTCTGCCCAGCAGACGTTCCACGTGGAACATCCGGGGCAGAGCGCACCATTCTGTAACAGAATCAGCCGGAACCAGGGATTATCCTTTGGCCAATTCCTTCTCAGTCGAGCCGGCCTTCTCCCACTTTTCGATCAGCCGGCGCGCCGCGAGAAGCAATGCCTTCGCATCGGAAACGGTCTCGCATTCCTTCAGAGCCCGAATCGCGCAAGCCCTTGCGCCCTTGTTCGCCTTGCGGCCGCCGCCCGCTTTGACTTGGCGCTTGCCAGTGAGCGCGATATACAAGCTGCTGACTGTCGAGCGGACATAGCCTTCACTCAATCCCGACTCAATCCCCCAATCGATTGCTTCGTCCCTTTCAATGTCCTGCCCGATCATTTCGGCGACTACTTCACTCAACGGCGCCGTCGCCTTGCAATGCGCGGTCAAAGCATCGATGAACCGCGCTTTCAACGCAGTGTGCTCTTCGTCACCGAACGAATCTTCCGAACCATTGTCAATATCCGCGTCACTGGGCTCTTCGACTTTCGGCGCCGCAACCGATGTCGGCTGAGCGCGCCGCGCGTTCACTGCTGGGCTCGCATTCACGAGGGATGCAACCTTGGACTTGCCATTCCGACTTGCGCCGGCCGCTTGAATTAACTCTTTGATCATAACTGTTTGTACTTTCTGGTTTTTACCCGATTGTTTCGACTCTGGCTTATTGTGTAACAGAATCGGGAACTTGTTAGTTCCAATCCACACTGAGAACTTGCGCGCTCAGATTGGATTGGAACGAACAGACGGCAGATTGGATTCAGCCAATTCAATGGCCTACTATGATTTTTCCCTGCCGTCGTTCGCTTGTTTGCTAGGTGTTTTTTTCAGCGGTACCCTTCGAGAGATTACCCGTCTGTCTGACATGCCGCTTGGCAAGTAACAGTTTAAGATGTATACGGAACTTCGTATTGCCAGGTTTCAAGGTGCAATTTTCCCTTACTCCCTGTTCACTCCTACTTTCGGCTTTGCTCAATCACGTATCCTTTCGGACAATGCCCGATACGCTCGTGTCGTTGGCCTTTCGGAGTGTTTTGCTGCTTCTTTTCACAACTTTACTTGCACCGTCAGCTAGCAGGGAGAAGTGACTGGCTTAGACTGCTTCAGTATCCCCTTGGCAAGGTTCGTCATCCCACGGCATTGGAACTTTACAACGCCCACGTTATTTTCAGTCTTGTATGGGGAAGAGACTAGCAAGTTTTCGCTTGCCACGAATGCCGTATTCCAGCGCTTGGTCTGGCGGAGTGCGGTGTTCCTTCACCATGTTTGCCGCTACATGGAATCATGGAATCAGGCCAAAACCCCTTGAAACCGGGATGCCACGGCATGGCAAAGCCACACAATGCTGAATTGCAACGACTTGCACGCGGAATTGACGTTCCAAAGCCCTATTCCAGGCCGATTTCGGCTTCGACCCAGGGGGGTTCCGGGGTCGCGGGCGCGCGCCGGGATCCTTGACAAGCCCCTCTTCTCTACTCTCTTGAAAATGCGGTTGGGGAGAAGTTACGATTTTGGGGTGATTTTGGGATAGAGAGATAGTCTCCCCCTGTACCCCCTCTGCTTCTGCTTCTGCTTGGGCGGATTGCGGCTGATATGCCGATTACGTGCTTACATCGGATTATTGCTTGCTTACGGTTTTAAGGTTCTGGTATAGGGGTTGGGAAGAATGACATCACCATTACCGGCGTTGGTCGGGTTTGGGAAGCATCACGCGAGCATGTACACAGGATCGATGATCGGGAAGGGGGCGGTGGTCTTTGCGGTTATGGGTTATGTGATCGCGAACATGGTGCCGCGGGGGGATGGAGGAGAGCGGATGGAGGTGGAACTGAACCCGAAGCTGCTGGCGTTCATATTGGGGGAGCCTGAGAAGGAAGTGGCAGGGGCGATCGAGATGCTGTGTTCGCCGGATGGAGAATCGCGGAGCAAGGAATCGGACGGGCGGAGGCTGGTGCGGATCGGGCAATTTGATTACCTGGTGGTGAACGGGGCGAAGTATCGGGCGGCGAGGGATCCTGAGAAACGGCGACAGCAGAACAAGGAAGCGCAGGCGCGATGGCGGGAGAGGCAAAAGGCGCAGGCGGCTGCGGCGGCAGGTGGCGGGTCTGGAAAGCCATTGCCTGGGGAACGGGAGTATGTGCGGAAGCTGGAGGCAGGGGAGATCGACCGGGACGGGATGCCGGTTGGGAAGCGGGTGCGCAGGATCACCGAGTCATTCAAAAGTCAGCCGCCGGCATGACGATTTACTCAGATGTCGATGAGAGCGATGGAGGCGCAAAGTTCGGGCAATTCGAGGTGGGTGATGCCCGCGCAATTTGAGCCTGGCCGGATGGACTTCACAAATTGGATGTCGCCGTACATGGACCGGTAGTAGTTGAGGAAAAGATTTTCGATCTTGGCGCGTTCCTCCGGCGTTTTTGTCAGCAGGACGAATACGGGATGCTCGACGCCATCGGCCATGAGGATTCGGCGCGCCACGTAGAGGCGATCCTGGAGCCACTTTATGTTTGCGTCGATTGCCTCGATGGTCATGGTTCAAAAAAGCTTCAGCCCCGGTGTGACCTTGGCGAGGCGCTCCTGGCCTTGGGCGATGTAGTCGGGATTAAGCTCGATGCCGATGGCGGAGCGGCCAAGTTCCAGGGCGACGGCGCACGTGGTAAAGCTGCCGGCGAAAGGATCCAGGACGGTGGCGGGGATTGGAGGTTCGGAACAATCGCACGTGGGTTTCCAGCCGATGGTTTTCTTTTCGACCATGCCGCGGAGGATGCGCGCTTTGGTAGCCGCTGGATCCTGGGCGTTGGCGGAGGAATAATCCTTGGTGGCTTTGCCGAAGTAATCGCCGTTGCCATCTCCGCCGCACGCCTGCTGGTGGGCGAGATCGGGCTGGCCGTCCTCGAGGATACGCTCCCACGGCGCCAGGCAGGAAGGGCAGACGCCGCGCGCGCTGGTGCCGGCGAGAATGCAGAGTTTGGGCAGCTCGGTCGGGAAGGTGGCGAAGTGCGCGCCTGGGTAAGGCTCGCTGGCGATGGTCCAGACGCTTCTCTTATTTCGGTTGGAGACGCAAGCGGCGTGAAAGGATTCGTTGGCCTTGGTGCCGCTGCCTGCCGGCGCCGATTTCGGGGTGACACCGGGGAGCTTCGGCTGCTGATGCTCGTAGCGGCCCTCGTTCCCGTGATGATTGCCAGGCCCGGTGTCCCAGCCGCTTGGGATCCGCGAGTAGCGCGACGGGTTGGGTTTGGAATTCTCCTTGCCAGGTTGACGCTCGACGCTCATGCGCGAGTTGGCTCCCTCACGCCGCGGGTGCGTTCCTCCGGTGGGCTCCTTGATCGCTTCCATGTCGTAGAAATACTGCGGTTCCTTTGTGAGGAGGAAAATATATTCGTGGCTTTTGGTGCAGCGATCGGTGACCGATTCGGGCATACAGGAAGGCTTGGCCCAAACGATGTCTTGGCGCAGATACCATCCATCAGCTCTCAGCGCGAAGGCGAGCATCCAGGGAAGGCCAATGAGATCCTTCGCCTTCATTCCTGGCGGGGTCTTCGGTCGCGGCATGTCATCAAGAACCTGCTGGCCCTTGTTGTCGGAGACTCCGCTGCGCCACGTCGCGCGATCGCCGGAAGAGTAACTGTCACCCACGTTGAGCCAGAGCGTACCGCTCGGATGAAGGACGCGGCGGACTTCGCGGAAGACTTCCACCAGGCGCGCAACCCAAAGCTCCGGGGTTTTCTCCAGGCCAATCTGGCCGGCGGTCTTGTAATCGCGCAGCCCCCAGTAGGGCGGTGAGGTGACGACACAGTGAACCGAATCATCGGCGAGCCAGCGCAGTTTCTCCAGCGCGTCCCCTTCCAGCAGGGTGTAGGTTGCGGGCTCACCGTTCATAGCATCACCACCATCCGTTTCAGCTCATCGAAATTCACAATGCGAACACTGCCGCCGAGCCAGAGGTAACGAAAGGTCGTGCCGTGCCAGCCTTCCCACTTTTCAATCAAGCCATCCAACACACGACGAAACTCCGGGGAGGCGCCGGATCGTTGCGCCTTGAACATTCGGACCATTGCCTCCGGGGTGTCGAACGGGAGCCCGCACGTAGAGATATTTTGCTGGTTCATAAAAATCCTTTGTAACTTGCCCGGCCAAACTTGACAGGGCGGCTTTTTATCAGCCGTTGGTCCCGCGTTTTCAACACAGCTTCGGCCGCTTCAGAACGAACGTGGGCGACTTCGGATCGGGCTTGGGCTCCGGCTTCTTCTCCGGTTCCGGCGGTGGAGATGGCGGATTGTCACGCTTCTGCGTATTACCTGTGGAAGCTGCGGCCTGGAGTTGACGAAGTTGACGAAGCTTCGCCAGGATCTCATCGGTCATCGGCACGTTCTCAATCACGGTGGGATCAAACTTCGGCATGAAGTTGGCCATCCCGCGAAGCTGTTTCTCACGCAGCGAATCCCAATAGGGATCGGTTCCGGGGGCCGGCGCGCCCATTGCGCCGTAAGCCATGTTCCTGATGCGCGTTTCCTGTTCGGCGATGATCTTGTTCGCTGCCCGGGCCTGGGCGCTGTTCCCCCCCATGTGCAGCCCGATAAATTCCGCGGCGCTCTGGTAGTCGGGTTTGTCCTGGAGCACCGCCAGTGCCTTCCTCTTCGCCAGCTCCTCGCGGTTCCAACCGACTGAGATTGGCTCGTAATGTGGCTTGCCGTACTCCGGACACGTATTGTGCATGAACCAGATCTTCACCGGATCGGTCCAGTCCTGGGCGATCTGCGTGATCTGGCGCGCGAGAATCTCCGGAATATGCGTAGGATCGGCGAAGCTGTGCTTCAGATTATTCAGGGCGCGCAGCGCGTTGTATTTGAGATTTCGCCGCGTCATGTTCGGCTTAACCTGGGAGAGTTGATCGTCCTCTGGCGCCATCTTCAGCGCGGCCTCGGCTTCGGCGAATGTCATACTAGGATCCTGGATACGTAAAGAGGACCGGCGCCGGCCCCTCGTAAAGCTTCCGGGTTTCCGCCTCCCGATGCAACCGCTCGTTCTCCGACGTGACGCGGAAAAGCAGGTCGCTGGTGGGATCCATCACCTTCAGTGCCAGCTTGGGCGTTTCCCCGAGCATGTCCATGACGTGCTCGCGGTGCGCGTCCAGGATGTCGCCGGCGCAATGCTCGATGTTGCGTATGGTCAGCCCGCCGAATAGCTTGCCGCATTCGCAATAGAAGACCCAGGAGAACGGATTGCCTGGCTCATTGTCGAAGCGCTTACGTAGTAGGACGTGGGCCATCGTCAACTTTCTTGGGATGCCTGGTACGGTAGGCAGTGAGCGCTGGGAAGGTGTCGCCAGTCGTCCAGGCGATGCGCTCCAAAGCTGTCGCCAACGCCTCGGCTTCAGCCAGCGGAAACATTTTCAACTGATCGGCCAGTTCTTCCAGACACTCCCTGCATTCGTGCGGCCATCGGATGCCGTGTTTGCATCGGGGAACGTCCGGCACAGCGTCCGCTATGGCGCGCAGCCGGGCGTTTTCGGCGCGGAGTTCTGAAAGCTGGCGCGCAACGGTTACAGAATCTATTCCGCACGTTCCGCAAGGTAATGGTCCATCGTCGTTCATTTGACCCTCTGCCGTTTGAGTTTCACGTATTCGTCTTCCGCCTCTTTCAACTGTTTGGCAAGCGATTCCACGCAGCCCAGGATCTGAGACGGTTTATCGATCCGGTAGCCCAGCAGGCGAAGGGCCGTCGTGATCGCGTTGAATTCCAGGCGCAGCGCGTTGAACCCGTCCCGGAGATTCTTGATCTCCGCCTCCATGGTACCCGCTCCCATGCAAATGCAGGCGACGTCGAAGCCCCCGGGTTTGCCGGTACCGCCGCAGACCGAGCACGGCGGTCCCTTCTGAAAAGCTATGCCGCCTTTGGATTCGTCGCTCATTTCTTTTTCTCCTCCCATTTCAATTTCAGCAACTCCTCCCTGAGCCTCTGCTCGGTCTTTAGAAGCGCACAGGCGAACGCCGCGCCTTCGAAGCCGGTGCCTTTCTCGTCCGTGAACGTGACATGCTTTGTTCCAACCAGCTTGCCGTTGACAGTCGCCGTCACGATGAATGTCTTTTTCTCCTTCTTCTTGATCGTGCCATTGCTCATTTCTTTTTCTTCTTCGTGATCTTGACCGTGAAAGCGACTTCGAAGTCTCCTTCGCTGTGGTACCCGAAGGTGGTCAATCCCTGGCGCCGGCATTCTTTGACCAGCAGACCTGCCAGCCAGAACGGCAGCGTGAACGGGGTGTCATCCGCCTCGATGTTCTTCTCGATGTCAACGCGCGTCATCATGATTTCGGGAACTCCCTCACGCGCAGCTCCTCCGGCCATTCCGAAGGATCGCCGCCTTTTTTGTCCTTGAGCTTCAGAAGAGTCGCGCTCTGATCTGTGCCGAAGGGCCAGGAGTGATACGATCCAATCTGCTTCACGAACGGCGCGATACCAAGCTGCCGGCATTGCCGTAGCAAATCGCTGATCCATTCAACGCGGCACTCCCTGGCCTTGTCCCCGCTCTCCCCGCCGATGATCAGCCAGTCCGGCCTTCTGTAACCTTCAAGCTTGATCGGCCCCAGGAGCGGTTCCGCCGATACGAAGTAGGTCTTCGCCGGGATCTTGAACATGCGCGGGATCCGGAGAGCGTAGTTCCCCTGGTCCTCCGCGCTGACGCCGATCCAGACGTTGCGCAGCGGCGTTCCGGCCAGCCATCCCTTCGCAATCGCCGCCTCCGTGCTCGGTTGATGAAATAATCCCTGAACGATCCCCATGCGGCTTTCCCAATTCTCCGGCCGCTTGGTGAGAAGTTGCCAATGCAGATTTTGTGTCCGCCCGATCAGCCCCAGCAAATCTGCCAGCCAATTCGCGTCCACTTCCTCATCCAGCCAGTCGGCCAGGGACGCGCAGAATACGCGGTCGAAACGATTCGCCTTCAGCGCATCCGCGTTCCAGCGCAGCGGCAGCTTCCAGTTCTCCGCGCTCGTCCGATCGCGCGGCTGGCCCTTGCCCCAATGCACGCGGCCGTACCGCTTGTCCATCAGCTCCTCGGCGTAACAGTGCGTGCAGCCGGCGGAGACCTTGGCACAACCGATCCACGGATTGAACGTGTGATCGGTCCATTGAATTGCAGTCTTGTCTCCCATATAGCCTCACGTCCAGATCCCGTCTGGATGTTCTTTCTTTAACGCCTCGATATTCCGCTGGATGTAATCGGCGACGTCCGAAGTTTTGGTTTCATTCTTCATCCCGTTGGTCCAGAGATAATGAAAATAGGATGCGGGGACATCCCGCATCGGAATGCCCTTGTGCTTTCCAAACGGCATCGCGTCAAGATCGCCCAGCGTCTTCATGTCGGAATTCCAGTGGTTCGTCTGGCGCGGACAGTGGACACGCGGAACGCGATCAGCAGGTCGTTGAATTTCGGGACGTCCAGAGATCCCAAGGATTCGATCCTTTCGGCAAGATGGAACCAGGCGGCGGCTGCCTGGGGAGGCGTCATCTTCTGCGCCCGCCGGCCGAACAGGTAGCAACGGTCCCTCCGCGTCAGGACTGAGGACAGGGTTTTCATGGCTCCGGTTTGGTCGGCCCCATCGGATGAGTCGCCTCGGTGAATGGCGCGGCGGCTGTGTTCAGCGAGTAGCCCAGTTGCGCCAGGAATTTCTGAATCTTCTCCAGATTCTCTTCGAAGCTCTTGTTGTGGTCATGATCCAATGCCCAGCACAGGACATCCATCCGTGCCATCAGCAATTCCCGCGTCTTCGGCGGGAACGGATTGGGAACGCGGTTGAGAATTATCTCGACCAGGATGTCGTGCGCCTTCTGGATTTCAGCTTCGGTTTTCATCCGCCGGTCCTCCGCCCGTACTCCAGCAGCAGGAGCGCATCGCACGTCTTCAGCGTCACGGGTATCGTCGGAAAAAGCTGCTGCGCCTTTTCCTTCAGCTTGTTCTTCCAATCCCGTTTCGCCCCGGCGTTGAAATCGCGCACGGCTTTCCTCTCCGCTTCACTGGCCCCACGCGATGCCCTGGTCCGGCCCGAAGTTCCGAGCCCGAGCGCCTTCTGCCAGGCTTGCGGTTTGATCAGTTCCACGCGCACGTTGAGCGCGCCCAGCACGCCCAGGATGTAACCGTACCCACGCCCGAAAGTAAACGCCCTGGAGGCCGGCTGGTCCTCCCCGATGTATCCGCCGACTTCCTCAACCACGGCCCGGGCCTCTTCTCCGCCAGTCTCCTCGACGATGGAGCGGATCAGGTCCAGCAGCTCGCCCTCCGTGTCGGGCCGCGGGAAGACGGTGCAACTGGCGATCGAATTGCCCAGCATATACGCGATGCCTCCGCTTGCTCCCGGGTCGATGGCGAGTAGTATCTTCACATGCGAATCTTCGGTTTCAAGCCCGCCCGCTTCGCGGAATGGCGGGAAGTCCTCCGGGAAGAATCCCGGTTTGCTTCAACTGTGTCTCTGCTATGGGCCATGCTGTGGCGTGGATCTCTCCTCCAGTTCTTCTCCGCAAATAGGCGACGTAAATGGAGAGGAAAGATAAAAGTTTGTCCGAAGTGTCCAATCTACGGAAAAGATCTTCGACGCTGCCGTCCGTATTCGGGCTCGCCTTTGGGCTGCGGCTGCTATGTTCCTTTTCTGGCATTGTTCAAAAAGCACTGCTGGGCGACGGAGAATCTGCCGGCGGAAGAGCGACAGGGGTTTGGGTGGTAACCGTCTCAGTGTCAACCCAGGTGCCGGGCACCCCCGCTCCCCCGGCCAGGCTGCCAGGTTCCGGCGGCGGAGGACGTCGGAGGAACTTCTTTGGCGGAGGCCGGCGCTCAATGATCACGGCGAACACGTAGTCATCGCGCTCTCTAGCCAAGATCTCCAAGATCTCATCCGAATCCCGGTGCGTGATGACGGCCTTCAACCCCACGTGCCTGGCGTCCCGTAAAAGCAGCGTCAGTTCGTCGCATTTATCGTGGATCTTTTGGGCAATCTCTTCCTGGGTGGTCATGCGTCAAAGGATTTGTCGTACTGTTGGTCCCAGCCGCGCCGGATCACTTCGGCGATCGCCGTATGCTCCGGCTTGAAGCCTTGCGCGGTCTTCTCGACCATCATCTTGATGAAGTCAAATTCCGACGGCGGCATCTCCGGATGCCGGGAGGCAACTTGCAGGATCGCGATTAACCGGATGGCCGAAGGCGCGGACAGGTTCGCTGTCACTACGATGTCCGCTTTGTAGGAGGCCAGCTCGTTCTGCAACGACTTCGCTAGGGATTGCGCGTTCATCGGGAATTCATCAGGATAACCAGCAGCTTCGGCTTGCGCAGCGCGCGCTCGCAGATTTCGGCCAGCATCCGCGATTTGGTCTTGCCGCCAGCGCACAGCTTGCCCAGTTGACCGTCCATCTCCTCCGGCAGCCGGATGGTGTAGCTCAAAAACTTCCGGTCATCCTTTCGCCGTGTGTAATACGCTGGCATGGCCAGTGACTATCCGCCGCCTTCAAAGCGCGGTCAACGAAATTTTCGCTTTTTCGCTTGCAAAATTACAAGGCGGGTTTGAATCTCATCGGCACTATGAGTGAAAACCCTTTCGCCGTGGCAGCTAATGACCAGTCTGCGCTTGTCCAGCTCGCCCAATCCCGTGAAGCGCAGCAGATCCAGGCTGCCCTGGTTGTCGCCAAAAAATTCCCGCGCGATCAGCACGCCGCCTTCCAGCGAATCATCGAGGCGTGCAAGCGGCCCGGGCTCGCGGAGGAGGCAACCTACCTTTACGCGCGCGGCGGGACGCAAATCAGCGGCGCATCCATCAGACTTCTGGAGGTGATCGCCCAGCAATGGGGGAATTTCCAGAGTGGCGTCATCGAGCTGGACAACGTGGACGGGGAAAGCCGCGTTATGGCGATCGCCTGGGACTTGGAGACTAACGCGCACGACTTCAAAACCTTCACCGTGCGGCACGAACGCTACACGAAGACCGCCGGGATCGAGAAGCTGACCGATCCAAGGGACCAATACGAGCACGTCGCCAATTTCGCCGCGCGCCGGAAGCGGGCCTGCATGGAAGCGGTGATTCCTCGCGACATCATCGACTCCGCGATCGAGCAATGCGATAAAACCCTGAAGACCGGGCATACCGAACCGCTGGTGGATCGCGTTCGCAAGATGGTGACGGCGTTCGCCGACTTCCAGGTGTCCGTGGAGATGTTGGAGCGCCGATTGCAACACAAGTTGAGCGCAGTTTCGGAGCAGGAAATGGTCATTCTCCGGAAGATCTTCACGTCCCTGAAGGATGGCATGGGTAAAAGAGAGGATTTCTTCGACATCGCAACCCCATCGGCCCCACAAGCGGCCAAGTTCGATGAGGAAAAGAAAAAGAAGGCCGAAGCGGAAGCGGCCGCGAAGAAGGCCGAAGCGGATAAGAAAGCGGAAGCTGCCGCCGGTCTGGCCCCTGCCAGCGAAGGGGCAAAGACTGAACCTGCGAAGACTGAACCGGCCAAAGATCCGGCAGCAACTACCCCGCAGGCTGGGGATCCGGTGATGACCGAAGCCCAGGCGCGTATGGCCAAGGCGCGCGATGCGCGTGCGGCCAAGAAAGCGGCCATGGCAGCCCCGCCCCAGGAACCGGAACCTCCGAAGGCGCCAGAAGCTCCTGCCGCTCCTGCAGGCGAACTATTCGGCAGCGCTCCGGCGGCTCCGTCCAACGTCCTTGCAGCAAAATGCTACGAGTTGATCGGCGCGCAGAAAATCACGGAAACCGAAGTTCTGGACGTGCTGAAATTCCGGAAGCTCTGCGAGCCTACCACCGAACAGATCGTCCAGTTGCCCGATGACGTGCTGGAGGATCTCGCGGAGAACATCGAGGCGATCGCCGGGCAGATCCGGATTAACCGAAGGCACGCGGCGAGGAAATGAACAATTCGTTACGGGGAAGTGAAAGGCTTCGGCCTGGGATGGCTCTGTCTGCAGCATCCGCCCAGGTTACGGATAGAATCCAACCGTAACGCCAATTTGGTGACCCGTTTGTCACTGACCCGGGCGCTCCGGGGCTCACTCCTGGAGTCGTACCCGGGAGTGATAGGAGCGCCCGGCGGTTATTCGGCCCGCTGTGGGCCTCAAGCCCGGTAGGATGTGCACTGGGTACGTGCGCGGTGTCATAGCCGCGAAGCATCCGGTAGCCGGACAAACAGGCAGATCGCCCTCCGTGGTACCTGCGGTTGGGCGGTCTCCGTTTTTTATGACTCCTGAAGAGATCGAAGCCATCGTCCTTGCGGAATACAAATACTGGCGCGCGGCCGCTGCGAAATCGGACGATGACACAGTGGAATGGATCGCAGCCGGCTGCATGGCCGCAACGGCAAACATCCTGTGCGCGATTCATGGACACCAAGCTCCCTGGCATCCCAAGCCGAAGGGCCATAAATACTGCCCCGATCCGGACCATTGCACCTTTTCCGACTGCCCAACCGCATTCTGCGACAGAGACAAACCATGAAACCAAGTCGTCGCCGTGTTGTGCGCGTTGGTGATCTGGTCAAAATCACTGATGAACGGGGTTGGTGGAAATGTTGTGGCAAACGCAATGGGTGGCTGAAACTCTCGCAGGACAGGGGCAAAAATGAATTTCTAGTCTCAGTGCTGGAAACCCATGTCGTAAACGCAAAAGCCGGGTTCGCTGAGGCACAGCCGCCCGCAAAACCGTCAAACTCAACATGCGAATAAAACTTTGGATAACAGTAGGGCTTGCGGCTGTTGTCTCCAGCGCAGTGTTGGGCTACGTCGCCAGCCAGAAACCCCAAGTCTGGTGCAACCGTCAATGGGCGGGGATAGCTCTGATCAAGGGCGGATACCGAAGCTGGACAGCGCGATTTTGCGACGGTGAAGCTGAGATCGACGGAAAAATGCAGCCGGTAGTCGTGACGACGAACGGCTACCGGAAAGGCTACTTCTGGTGGCCGCAGTTCGGCCATGTGGATGTGCGGAAGCTCGGAATAACCGAGTAGCCCAACGACCCAAGCTCAGCGACCCGGCCCACCGGACGCTGAGCAAACCTGAGACTTGTGGCAAATAAACAAAACGCAAAAGCCCGGGTTCGCTCCAGTGAGTTGTTAGCTGGCATCCCGGAGCGTGTCTGCCCGCAATGCGGCGGAAGCGGGACGGTGTGTGACCCGGCGCAAATCGGTCTGCGGATGAAAACGGCACGCGAAGCCGCTGGAATATCTGGCCGCGAGATGGCGCGGCGAATGGGATACAGCGCAATGTATGTCTGCGACCTCGAACATGGCCGGCGAGACTGGAAGGCGAAGCTCATCGAATCCTACGTGCGTGCTCTGCCAGCTAAAACGCTCCGGGTGAGCGACCGGTAGAATGACCCATGAGTATGACATCGAGAAATCCTAATGAAGACCAGCGGGCTACCGGTTCGCTCCAGCCGGTGGTTAGCCCGCCGCGTCCTCTGCCGTGTCCATTCTGCGGAGTGGAAGCGGCATTGGTGAACGCGCCACATGGACCGCGCATCTACTGCAAGCACGACTCGACCTGTCTTCTGCGTGGCCAACTCGTCTATGACTTCCAACTCACGGAATGGAATCGGCGGGCTAACCATTGATTAACAGTGCGACTTGCCCTGATAACAGACAAACCATGAAACCACCCTTCTACGTTGAGTTGAACGAGGAACGCCACGTTTACATGAGGGACGGCAAGCCGATATTCCTGGGCCGGCCCGATCTGGTGCGCCGGTACCCAAAGCTGGGTGTCACCGTGGTCCTGGACCGCAAGTTCGGCCGGGGCGAAGTCCCACCAGCCGACGTCAACATGCAGCTCAGGTGTTACCTGGTGATGTTGCCGCTCGCGGAGCTGGAGGATGCGGAAGGCAAAGCCCCGGCGATCGGGGTTGAGGAGGAATTCCGCCCAAGCTCGCTTTTACGGTTCAGTCTTTGTCCTGGTTCACTGGCCTTGGAGCGCAGCATGACCGCCCAGGGGCTTTGGAAGGATGACCGGTCTGAAGACGCGGCGGAGGGCACCCGGCTTCACAGAGCCGCCTCTGAGCCGCTTTCGCCCCGGGACGATTTGAAGCCCGAACAGATGGATGTCGTGGAGAAGTCGGAGAGGATGGAGGCCGACTTCTTCGAATTCATCCTGGCCCAGGATCCGTTGCTGCCATTCTACGGGGCGATCATCCAGCCGCGATGCGCCAACAAGGCCGACATCGTTTTCTACACCGGGGACGACATCGCCACGGCGAAGAAGGAGATTGACGAGATTTGGGACGCCGCCCATCAGGAGAACGCCCCGCGTTACGCCGGGGAAATCCAATGTCAATTCTGCCCGTGCAAACCGATCTGCGCGGAGTACCGAGCCTGGATCATGGCGCTCGAGAAACTCCAGCACATGCCATCGGTCACGTGGACGAGCGAGCAATGGGACATGTTCCTGTCCCGCCGTAGGGAGCTGGCCAAGTTCCTGGAGGACCGTTACGAGGACGCGAAGAAAATCATCGAAGCGATGCCAGACACGATCCCGGGCTGGGTGCTGGAGCCTGGGGATGAGGTCCGGCACGTCACGGACATCCCGGCCGCGTACACCGCGTTCAAGGGGATCATGGACGCGAAGCAATTCTCCGGCTGCTGCCGCGTGAGCGTCGGCGATATGGAGGAAGTCATCTACCAAGCGCGCAGGAACACCCCGCAGAAGATCACGCAAAAGGAGGCCAAGCAGATTGTGAACGTGACGCTTCACGGTTTGATCGAGCGTAAGAGGAAGGGGCCGTCCCTGGTGCGCAAGGCGTTGCCGTGAGCGAGATCACCAGATTTCCATTGTCTTGGCCTGAGAACATTGCCAGGACGCCGCCACATCAGCGCGGCTATGCGCGGTTCGATCTGAAGACTGTCGCCGGCGCCGTGGATTTCGTCCTGCAGGAGATCAACCGATTGAATACCAGGCGTTATGATTTCGAAGACGGAACTGTAATTATTTCCAGCAACTTACGCTACAAACGCGACGGGACGCCGTACTCCGACCAGAGTGAACCTGCCGATCCTGGCGTTGCGATCTACTTCAACCTGGTGTTCTCGCGCGGCGGGAAGAATCATCAACGGCCGGTCGTTCTTTCCTGTGACAAATGGAACCGCGTGGCCTGGAACATTTACGCGATCGGCAAGGACATCGAGGCGCAGCGCGGACGGCACCGCTGGGGCTGCACCAACGTCGAACAGGCGTTTCGCGGGTACCTGGCGATCCCCGAGCGGACTGGAGGCAGCGCATGGTGGGTGATCCTGGGCGTCAGCTCGTGGGCCAACGAAACGGCGATCAGGGAGGCGTATCGAATCCGATCGCAGACGGAGCATCCGGACAAAGGCGGTACCCAGGAAGGCTGGCTGGCATTGCAGCAAGCGCTCGAACAAGCATTGTCTTCAATTCACCTTAACCCGTTGGAAAAATAATCTTTATGAATCTTCTCCTTGAATCGATGACGCCGTTGAAGGTCTGCGGCTACAATGTGAGGGTGTGGCGCCAGGAGACTATGCCAAATGCCGATCCCGGTGGTTGCTTCGTGGTTTTCGACAAATCGGCGTTGCTGAAGGTTGAACGCAAAATCAACGACGTCGGTGTGAGCGATCCGCTGGTCATAGCGAAATTGATTCTCGACGCCGATCCATGTGTCAACGCCGTCGAGGTTCTGGATCCCGAGAAACACGGGGTCGTGCTCTATCGCGATTGGCCCTAATGATTCCTCTGAAGCAGTGGCGAATAGAACAGGCAATTCGCCTGGGCGTCAGCATCACGTGCTTCAACTCCAGGTTCTACAAGTATAGGAAATACAGAGGATTGAAGCTAAAACGCGTGAATCGGCGCGTGGTCTTTGTGGTTGTGAATAAATTGGCAACGAGTGGTGAGTAAGTTTCCGTTGCCTCAATGAGTTTGCTCGGTAGGATCGGACACGGCTTGTGAGAAAGCTGTCGTTCTGAAACATTAGCTTTGCCGTTGGTCCCTTGTTTGGTTCGGTCCTCACCGTTGCCGACCATTTCTCACCTTGGGACCAGCGGCAGCTTTTTGCATGTGAACTATGCCTAGACCAACGCGATGGGATAAACTCGTGGAACTTCACAAAGCGGTTGAGACCTACCTCGCCCTGAAGAAGAATTACGAAATAGGAGCATTAGGCCCGCTTGGTCCTAGCCACTCCGAGATCGAAATTGCCAAATTGGAGATAGCGGACAGGTACCTGGAATCAGAAGGAATTCCAACAGCTCCGGAGGCACTATGCCGATAATTAAAGTCGCCCGCCACGATCACGGATACGTGATGATTCAAAACAAGGCGCTCGCAGACGAGCGCCTGAGTTGGAAAGCCAGGGGGCTTCTGGCCTATCTTCTCAGTCGCCATCCAAACTGGGTTGTGAGTTCTGAACAGCTTTCCAAAATGGGGCCGGATGGTCCTACTGCTGTCCGATCAGCTCTGAAAGAGTTGCGCTCGGTTGGATATGCAGAGTTGAAGTTTTGTGGCGGTAAGACGGGTGGAAGCGGTTGGGTTATCTACGAATCCACAGACCTGTCAGAGATCAATAAAACCTTAATCTCTGAAAGTTCAGAGATTAAGGAAACCAGAGACTCAGGTTTTCGGTACCCTAATAAGGACTGTATTAAAGGTACAGATTCAAAGGTACCTTTGAAAGGGGAGGAGGAAGCGATCTTTGAACTCACTGGGTATTTCACTCCAGACGAGTGCAGTGCCTATGGGGCCAACTGGCGGCTGCGCTACAGGGAGTGTCCCGAAAAGTTCAAGCGACTTCTTGCCGATCTCGACCATTCGCGCCGTTGCCCAGGTAAAAAACGAACCCAGTCTTGGGCTGCGATCGCCAACATCCGCTGGAACCAACTCAAACCGGAGACCAAGCGATGAAAAATGGCACACCAACCACAGATCGGCTTCCCCCGCACAGCATCGATGCAGAGCGCGGAGTCCTGGGCTGCATCCTCCTGGATCCCGGGCTGGCAATTCCCGAGTGTGGGACGATCGGCCCCGAATCCATGTACGATCTTCGGCACCGAACCCTGTTCGCCCATTGCCTGGCCATGCACGATGAGCGTGTCCCGATCGACCTGCTGACCTTGTGCGAACGATTGAAGGCCATGCGTAAACTGGATGAAGTCGGTGGGGTTGCCTACATTTCGGCGCTCCCGGATGCCGCGCCATCTCCAGGCAACGTCGCGTGGTACGTGAAAATGGTGTCACAGAAGGCGCGCCTTCGAAAAATTATCCAGGTTGCCACCAGCATTGTCGGCGCGGCCTACGAGGCCGGCGAGGAGGACGTCGAGGACATTATCGACGAGGCCGAACAATCGATCCTGAAGCTGGGCGATCAGACAACCATCAAGGTTCTTCCAACAGCGAAGGAGCTGGCGCAGCGCGCGATCGCCACCATCGAACATTATCACGCCCATCAGGGTTTGCTGACAGGGTTACCAACCGGGTTCCCCGATCTGGACAAAATGACCTTCGGTTTTCAAACCAGCGAAATGATCGTCATTGCCGCGAGGCCGTCGATGGGCAAAACCGCCCTGGCCGTTCAGATCGCCGAACACGTCGCCGTTGATCAGAAGCTTCCGGTCGGAATTTTCAGCCTGGAAATGACGGCTGATTCGCTGATGCTCCGGATGCTCTGTTCGCGCGCGCGTGTGAACCTTCGAAACATCCGTGAAGGATTCCTGGCCGAGCGGGACTTCCCGAAGATCACCGGAGCTGCCGGCAAACTTTCATCGGCGTCAATCCACATCGACGATTCGTCGTCTCTGTCCATCTTCCAGCTTCGCACCAAGGCGCGGCGCATGGCGGCGCAGTTCGGGATCAAACTTCTCGTGATCGATTACCTCCAACTCCTGCATTCCAGCAACCGGAAGGCGGACAATCGCCAGCAGGAGATCGCCGACATTTCCAGCGGGATAAAATCACTGGCAAAGGAGTTGGCTATCCCTGTGATCGTGCTATCCCAGTTGAACCGCGACGTGGAACGCGACGGGAAACGAAGGCCGCGCATGTCGGACCTTCGCGAGTCCGGCGCGATTGAACAGGACGCGGATTTTGTCGGCCTGCTCTACAAACCGAAGGCCGATGACGACGAAGAAGTGGACAACGCGGAAGTAACCGCGGTGAATTTGTTAATCGCCAAACAACGCAACGGCCCTACCTATCCGGAGGTTCGTCTGACCTTCCTCCGCGGTTACACGCGCTTCGAATCGGCGGCGAAAGTTTCCGCCGATGACTTGCCAGACCAACCCAACCTGCCGCACAATGATTAGGCATGGCAAATCATCGTCTCCCATCCTCCGAACAGATGTTGGCTATGTCGGAGATCTTCGAGGAGGAAGGCTACGTCGCGCCGGACAGTGAGCCCAAGGGAATTTTCTACCGGCCGTACCGCCCGAAGTTGAATCCCCTGCAGAGCCACGCCTTCGACAGAATCCAGAAGCACCTTTACACGCTGTTGTTTGGGGAACGCTATTCAGGGAAATCGGTCGTTGGCACTCACGCGCTGGTTCATCACTGCCGCGAGAATTACAACGCGCGCGCGCTGATGATCGTTCCCACGGGCCGGCAGGGCGAGGAAGGCGGCGCGTGGCACAAGCTCAACACCTTCATCCGCGCGGAATGGGAGCAGGGCGGGGGCGCCGTGTTCACCGAACCGCGCCAGAACAAATACAAGGACACCTACATTTGGATCAGCAATAAGTTTGGAGGCTGGTCTCGCGTCGTCCTGGTCTCCATGCCCTACGAAGGGTTCGTCGCCCCGCGCGTGAAGGGAATCGAGCCGACGTTCGTTCTCGTTGACGAAGCGCAGACGCTGGAAACCGACACCTACTTCAAGCACCTGGTCCAGCAGCTTGGGCGCGACACGCACATCGCGCATCAACCGATCGTTTACACCGCCAACCCGGCCGGGCCGTCGCACTGGCTTTACATCCGGTTCTTCATCCAGCCGGTGAACGCGGATGGATCCTGGAACGACAATTATTTCGTCCTGCACCTGCCGATCAACGACAACAAAAAGAATCTGCCGCCCAAGTATTGGGAGCGGCTCCTCGACGCGACGAAGGGCGACGACACCGAGTACCGGCGCAACGTCCTGGGCGAATGGGTGGAGGCCAGCACCGAAGACGCGCTCTTCCACGAGGATTACAACGAGACCGTTCACGTCCGGGGCAACGCGCTCAAAAACGAGGGGATCCTGCCGATCGTCGGCCAGCCGATCGTACTGGGCTGGGACTTGGGCCAGGCGCACTCCGCGATTATCTTCGAGCAATTCATCCCGACCGTCTCCGCGATCAAGTGGATCATGTTCGATGAGTGCGTTTACATCGATCGGTACATGCCCTACTCGCGCCTGGTCCCCATCGTCATCAAGCGGATGAAGTATTGGAACGAACGGCAGAAAACCGAGTTTCGTTTCCAGCACATCTCCGACGATTCGGCTTTCAACCAGTTCCGCGCGGCCAAGGGATCCTTCGACTGCAAGGACGTGGAGGACATCGCGAAAAAGCACGGCATGACGATCAAAATGGTTGCCGCGCCGAAGGGGCCGTTCTCCATTGAAACGCGCGTGCGGTTGACGAAAGAGAAACTGCAGGAAGCCGATCTTCTGATCAGCGCCACGTGCACACGCTGCCGGGAAAGCTTCATGAAATTGGAGTGCGCTCCGAACAACGCGCTCGTACCGAAACCCAAGTCCAGGTTCGGCCACGCCTTCTCCGCGTGGAGCTATCCGTTCCTCTACTACTCCGCGCGCGGCGAGGGATCGATGAGGCCGCAGGTGGGCGAGGTAGTCACCCCGCAGGTTTATGCCGCTTGACTTCCGGCAAGCGCGAGCGTTCAACTCTCCGGTGTTATGACCAGCGAAAAAAACAAAATCAGCTTCGATTTCGCCAACAACCCGGATCTCAAAGCGCTCTTCCAATCCTGGCAGATCGGCGAGTCCTACGAGCTGACGGTGAAGTTCCAACTGGATTCGATGGATGAGAACGGCGCCACTGCAACCGTTCAGGAAGTCGCGTCCGAGGAGTCCGACGAGACCGAGCCGATCACGCCAGACGCCAGCAAGGAACCCGTGATGATCGTCATGGGCGCCGGCGGAGCCAAGGAACCCTACGTCGCGCCGTAATGGGTAACACGCGAAAAACGATGGCCGACAAAATCCGAAAGTTCGATCTCGCTCCGAGAATGGACTTCGGCGGTCGGCTCGATAAGATCTCGACGCCAAAAATGGCGGCGATCCGATTTCACTACAAAGCCGCCGGCTTGGACCAATGGGATAATGCGAAGGTGCGCGAGCTTTCCAGACTGATGCGTTGTTCAGTCCGGGAATTGTGCGCTTGGGCCGGGCAGTTCGAGCCGAGCATGATCTCGATTTACGCGCGGAATAATCACTGGCCGATGACACTCACGGTCCAATGGAACCGGCTCCTGCAATTCAAGCTGGGGCAGTTCGGCCTGCAAGACGCGATGGCGGCGAAGACTTTTAAGCTGGCCAACGAGCCGCGCAACGAAGAGGAGAAAGCCGCATGATCTCGCCAGCAGCGTTGGAGAAGACGGGTACCACCAACAAGGCGCTGCGCGAAATCTTCACCGCAAAGCCGGCGGCAGTCGATGCGACGGAGGAAGACAAGAAACTCTGCGAAGCACGGTGCAAGCTCCGGAAAACTTTCGAGGACCGGATCAACAACCGGCTGATGGAGCACATCAATTTCTCGCTGAAAAATTATCAGTTCTATTCCGCCGTTGACCTGGCCTGGGAACCGCCGCCGCTCTCAAACAAGATTTATCCGCTCGTTCTCTACGGGCAAAACCGGATCGACACCGCCACATGCGCGAATCAGTTGAGGGATCTCAAGTGCGCGGATGAATTTGTCAAGAAAGACGAGAAGGGGAACATCACCGGGATCGACCTTCCGCGCTTCTTCGATGTCAGCATCAACCTGGTGCGCTCGATGGTGACTCGCCGGTTGGCCGCGCAGTCCAACAAGTACAACAACCTTTTTCCGTACTTCAAATACGAGAGCCGGTCCACCAGCCAGGTCGGAAAGCTCCGCGCGGACATTATGAGCCAGCGCGCGGACATCATGGCCGATCAATTCGATTATCGGCACACCGACGTCCAGGCTTACCGCGATGGGCTCATGTACGGGCACACCGTTGATTTCGTCCGGTGCGCGTGGGAGCGGGACATGCACTGGGCTGAAAAGAAGAAGGCGCCGGAGGACAAGAGTAAACCGGAATTTGAGGCGGTAGTCACCCGGGAAGGGCTCGCCTGGGTGAAGCCGCATCCGTCCCGCGTTTTTTGCGACAACGCTTACACGCTCGCAAGTCTCAACTCCGATTCGGGCTGCGAGTACATCGGGTTTTGGGATGTCGCGCGTTTCGGATCGATCCACAACAACCCGCTTTACTTCAACCGCACTGAAGTCGGCTACAATCAGGTTTACCTGTCCCTCTTCCAGACTTACGCCCAATATTTTTCCCAGTACTACACGACGATCACTCCTCCGGCGGTGCCGGCCACGTTCTTGGACGTGACGGCAGGCAACGATCGCAAGAATTTGATCGGTTACTATTCCGGCGAACAGAACGACACGTCGGTCGTCATCGCCAACTACTACGAAAAGCTGATCCCATCGGAGTGGGGATTTGGAAGCTACCCTTACCCAGTGTGGGTGCGATTTGTAGTCGCCGGCTGGGACACGATCATCTACGCGGAGATCCTGCCTTCAACGCCGGGTGCGGTCCTCTCCTACAACGAAAAGGACGATCGGCAACTCAACCTGGGCGTCGGTCACGAGCTGCTTGCGTGGCAGGATCACATGACCAACCTGGTCAGCTACCTCCTGCTGGCGCTCACTGGCGACAACCAGAAAATCCTCGTGCTCGACATCGACGTGCTGAGCCCGCAGCAGCTCACGGAGTTTCGCAAACGCGCGCACGGCAAGAAATGGCGCAGCGAAATTACCGTGTTGGAAATTTCGCGCGCGAAGCTCGAGGAACTTCACCTCAAGGTTGAGGACATCATCAGCCTGATCGAAACGAAATCCTCCACGCAGATCACGCTCGTCATGGAGGCGATGCTCCGCTTGATGAGCCTCATGGAGCGCGTGATGGCGCTGTCGCCCCAGGAGCAGGGCCAGCCAGCCCCGCGGGAAATCTCCGCGACGGAAACCAACCTGATCGCCGGAACAACGGAATCGGTTTACAACTTCATCTCCGACGCGCTGGACGAATTCAGGGCCGCAAAGAAGAAGATCATTTACGAGTCGTACATGTTTCACGGCGAACAAAACTTTCGCGTGCCGGTGATCGCGCGTTACTCCAAGGAAGTGATCGCGAAGGCCGGCCTGCAGATCGAGGACATGGACGAAGAGGAAGCGACCCAGGCTTTTGGCCGTTACACCGGGACGATCATCGGTGCCAAGGGCCGGCTCGAGCACGAATTCATTTTCACCAGCAGAGACGGGGCGGAGCGCGCTTCCAACACGCAAGCCGCCGCGACACTGGGCGAACTTCTCAAATCCATTTTGCCCATACCGGCGGTGCAGGAATCCTTGACGAAGAATCAACTAGCCGGAATCATCAACGAACTTTCGCGGCTGTCCGGAGCCTACGATTTGAAGCTGCCGGACGACGACCCGAAAGGCAACCAGCCAATGAGCCCATCGGCAGGCGAACAAGTCCAGCAGGCGATGCAGCAGATGGCCTCCACGCTGGAGGAGCACAGCAAAGCGATCCAGCAGATCGAAGGCGTGCTTCAGCACCTCACCGCGACGTTGGAACAACAGAGTCAGCAGATCAGCACGATCATCCAGATCGCCAGTGGCGGAAGAAACGGGATGCCCAACGGGATGCCGCCAGGGGTACCGCAGCCGGCAGGAATGGGGAGATGACCGCAACCGCAACTGAAGCTATGCCAGACTACGAAGAAATCGCCGGGCAGTTGTACGATCACTACTGCGTTGCCGTGGGTGGCAAGGCGTTCAACAACGATCCGCTTCCCAGTTGGGAAGACTTTCGGTCGGATCCCAAGAAACAAAAGCAGAGCGATGCCTGGGTGGAAGTCGCCAAGAAAGCCGTGGAGATTTTGGGAGGATGAGTCCTACCGTCATTCATCACAGCGCCGATTACGACGGAGTTTTCTGTCGCGAGATCGCGCGCAAGTTTCTTCCGGACGCGAAGCTGATCGGGTGGGATTTTGCGAATAAGCCGTTGGAGCTTTCAGCGATCACGCCGGGCAAAGTTTACGTTCTGGATCTTCCGGTGGACGCGGTGTTCGGCTACAAGTTTCCCAAGGATCTTCCGCCAGCGGGCCTGCCATCCAACTTTGACGGCCGGGAAATCACGTGGATCGATCATCACAAGAGCGCGATCGACTCTCACCCGACCTACATCCCCGGCTACCGCATCGACGGCGTGGCCGCGTGCAGGCTGGCGTGGCAGTATTTCTTGCAGCGATTTCCATTCGGAGGGCCGGAATGCCACATCCTAAACCTTCCAGCGAAACAAGACTACATCGATCGCAAAGTGACCGAGCCGCTCTCCGTTCGTCTTGCCGGCGAGTACGACATTTGGGATCATCGCGGAGACGGCGACTTGGAGTTTCAGTTTGGGTTGGATTGCTTGGTTCCGATTCAGTGGGACAAACTTCTTTCCACTGGCGAACCAGACGCTGAAGGCGAATACATCGCCGATATTCTTCGCTATGGCCGGGCAGCGATGCAGTGCTACAAGAAGCGCGATGGTGACATCATGCGCGAGCGCAGTTTCCTGGTGGACTGGGAGGGGCTGAAATTTCTGGCGCTGACAACCGCGCGTTGTAACTCGCAGACATTCGCCGCGCGCGACGTGGCGGAGACTGGGCACGACGCATTGATGGCGTTCTTCTACAACGGCAAGCGCTGGACAGTTTCTCTCTACCACGCCGCGCACCGGAAAGACCTGGACTTGTCGGCGATCGCCGTGAAGTACGGCGGCGGCGGGCACAGAGGCGCGTGCGGATTCACGATCGATAAACTACCGTTCTTATGAAAACTCTGACGGACGTATCCGGAGCGAAGGCGAATGTTCCGGACTTGAAAGTCTTCGGCAACGGAGACGCGTGGCAACTTCTTTGCAAAGCTTCCAGCCAGACTGAAGGCTGGATGAAATCGACGAAGGCAATGTCGGTTGGCGGTGGGGCGATCGTCCAGGTGACAACCCAGCAACGTAATCCCGATGGCAGCTACGCGATCGCGGAGGCCATTACCTACGTTCCCGGCGTCATCATCGATAACGACGAACACGGAGGAAGAAAACTCACATGAACGCAGCAGCAGCACCTCCGGCCGCACCTCCAGCAGCAGCAACGACACCCCCGCCCGCCGCCGCTCCAGCGGTACCGCCGACTCCGCCTCCGGTTGAAAAGGGTGCGGATGATCCGCAGCTAAAATCCATCTTCGAAGATCTCGGGGTTGTCGTTGCAGCTCCTCCGCCGCCTTCGCCGGCTGCCCCGGCTCCGGGAGCAACCACCCCGCCCCCACCAGGGCAGCCTCCGGGAACCCCTGGCGGCGCGGCAGTAACGCCGTCAACAGCACCGCCATCGCCGCCAGGAACCCCGGGGACGCCTCCAGGCGCCCCGCCCGCCCCTGGAACACCAGGAGCACCAGCAACGCCGCCGCCAGGGGTCACTGTGCGACGGGAGAAGCCTATTGCGTCGGTCGTCGAGGAAGTTCTGCGCAAGGTAATTGGCGAAAGTCCACAGCCGGCCGCTCCGGCGGCTCCAGCACCCGCCGCCCCGGTCGAGGATCCGTTCATCGCGACGATGCTCCAGCCGGAGAAGGAAGCCTACGAACTGGCGAAGTGGGCGGAAGGCAAAGGCGATGAATACAAGGGGCTGTCCGGAAAGTTCCTGAACTTTTACAAGGCCGTCGATCAGTACGTCAATACCGAGCGGCAGAAGGATCCGAACCGCAGCTTCGACGATGACGACGAAGCGTTCCAGACTTTCGTGCAAGGCGCGCGTCCCGAGATCGCGCCAGCCGCGTGGGATAAGCTCAAGACCGATCGGTTGATCGCCCAGGTGGAGGAATCGACCACCCAAAAGGTCACCGAAAAGTTTACGAAGCAAACCGAGGAGATCCAAAAGCGCCAGGATCTGATGGAGAAACGCCCGATCATTGAAGGGCGCCTGGGCGCCTTCCAATCCAATGTTGGCAAGCTGATGGCGTCCGATCCCGCCTCGCCGATCGCAGAGATCGCCAAGGCGATTGAAACCAATGGCATCGAGAAAGCGACTGAAGCCGATCCGCTCTTCGTCCCGATCGTTGTCAAAGCCTACGGGCACGGCGAACGGGCTGCCGCGGAGTTTCTGGCGATGGCGCATGGGGTTAAGGATTACAACCCGCAGGATCCGGTGCAGGATTGGGTCATTCGTTTCATTCGTAGGGCCGGCGAGACCTTTGCGAATAATGGCGGCGACAAGCGGTTGCGAAACGGGGAAGACGGCACGGCGCAGAGCTTTCTTCCGCGCGGGAAATATAACGAGTTGCAGATGAAGAACCCCGCGGAGGCCGCGAAACACTGGACGTTCTCCGATGAAGACGTGCTGGCGATGATGGAACGCAACACGCGCGACCACATCGACGCGCTGGTAAAAGCCGAACGCGAACGCCTTACGAAGGCCGGCTACATCAAGCCGCCCCCCGCGACTCCCCCTCCGCCGGTTCCCGGTGCTGCAAATCCGCCGCCCACGCCAGGCGCAGCAACGCCTCCTCCGGAGCCCGTTGGATCCCCGCGCGCCGGGGTGAGCGCGGCCCCAGGCCAGGGAGCTGGCAGCGTTGGGCAGCAGCACGTCATGTCAAACTCTGAGCTGCAAATACTTGGGTTGCCCGCCCGGGCATAGATTTTTACACGGCGAACCCACAAGCCAAAAGTAAAATAGGCGGCGCCGAAGGCTCTGGCAGCGGGCTTTTCCCGACCATCCCGGCGCCGCCCGCGTCTTTTGCAGATCCGCAAATTTAGTCTCCGGGCTAACGAGGGCTAAATAAATTTTCAAGGAAATCGCCCGCAACTCTTCACAGGTGGCGACTTGGCCTCAGAATTGGAGGAACGAAAGGCCAATGAAATTATGAGTCTCCTTGATAATTGCAATCCCCGTTTGATCACCGTCGATGAATCGTGCGGCTGCACGCTGACGCGCGCCAACATCCAGGCATGGACCGCCGAAGACATCGAAAACCTGGGTCTGAAGGAAGTCGGCATGGACCGCATCATCGCGCAGACCAAAGAACTGCGCATGACCGGCGTGAAGCAACGCACGCTGATGGACCTTCTCCTTTCCCGCATTCGTCCCGGCAAGCAGGGCGTGCTCGGGACCGATCAACACAACCGCAGCGTCATCGCGCCTTTCTCATTGGTGCCGCAACGCAGCGTGGTCAACTCCAACTATTTCGTCATCGAATCCGCGACGGCAACGCCTGGCGCGACCTACGTGCCGCAGCACGCCGGCGCGTGGAGATTGACTGTGATCAACGAAGCCGGCGCATTCGCTACCGCGCTGGTGAACATCGAGAAGTATTTCCTGCCCGGCAAATTCATCACCGTGCTGACGTTGGATCCGGTGACCGCGGTTGCGCGCACGCTGCAATTCAAGGTGCTCGGCGCGATCAATGCCGATGCCGGTCCCGTAAGCAAAGCGGACGTGGACGTCGAGCCGCCCTATAGCTCCGCAGGCTGGGCCGCTCTGAGCGGCGATGATCAGGACGTGTTCGCTCCTGAAACCGGCGTGGTCATCAACCTGGCCAATTCGGTCAGCAACTACGAAAGCTGGTGCTACCAATACCCCGCTGAGAACACGCTCAAGCTGCGCGATTTCTGGTGGCAGACGATCCGCTCGACCTGGTGCTACAACGACGAGTATGTCAAAGCCCTGCAGGCGCCCCTCACGGGAACCTTCTTTCAGAAGTTCCGGACTTTGCCGCTGGCCGACCAACGCAAGCGCCAGGGCGAACAGGAAGAGCGCGACATGTTTAACACCTTGTTTTACGGGCAGCGCATCAACGAAAACCAGACGTCCAACGATTACCAGGATCTGCCCCAAGTCGTGGATCCGGCCAATACGGGTTGCGTCCTGGAATACAAGGCCAACACGCTGGGCGCGCGCACGCAGCTCTCCGAGTGCGGCCGCGTGATCGACATGCAAGGCGCCGCTCTGGACATCGACATGATCAAATCGATGTTCTACGCGCTGCGCCGGCATCGCGGCCTGGAAGGCATGGGCGAGATTGACTTGTTCGGCGACCGGTTCACCTATTCGATCTGGCAGGCAGCCTTCATCGCCTATGTGCGCGATCGCTACGGGTTGGAGACAACCAGGTTTTACACGCCTGGCCAAAAGCTGGTGTTCAACAACCAGGTCATGTGGAATTACGACAAGTTCGAATTCCCCGAAGACGGAATTATCATCAACTTTTTCCACGATGATTATTTCGACGATCACCTGGCTGCGTTCCCGAGCGCGATCAAGAGCCGTGGCCGGCAGCTTTGGGCGATCGACTGGAGCGATGTCGCCGTGGCCATGGCCGACGCGCGCAGCGTGAACCGGCAGACCAACATCGCGGACAACCTCTACAACTGCGTGATTCAGCCCAACGTGAATCACTACCAGTTGCAGAGCAAAACGATTCAGGTCCAGCTCGGTGACGCCAACCGGCATTTGGTGGTTGAAAACTTCAGCGACGAATGCGCTGTGCTCACGGCCACGCCTTGCACTGCCTCGTCTTAAAAAAAGCGTTGCTCCGCGCCATGATCTGTCCGAAGATCATGGCGCCGCGGCCTTGAGTAAGCTGCGGTGAACGGATAGGTGGTCTCGATGATCCCGGTGCGCTGCCCAAGGCGCGCCGGGTTTTTTATTGTGACATGGGATTTCCCATATCACTATCGTCGCCGTGAATCCAATCCCGTCGATCCTCAATCAAGGTGTCCCCGTCAAAAAACTGCTGTCCTGCTTTCACAGCTACAATTCCGGCACGCACGACGGGAAACGGTTTTGCTCGCGCGTCTATGACCCGCAGCAGAAACGCGCGCGCCTGATCTGGCAGCGAAGAATCCACAACGAGTTGATTGTCGAAGAGGAATTGGACATCGCCGGCAAGGGAAGTTTCGAGGATGGCCGCGTCTTCCGCCACGAAGGAAGATTTTACGTCGCGTTCACCGAAGGGATCTATGAAAAGGTTCCGTTCCTTTCAATCCAACAGGTAGCAAGGCTTGGGGCCGACTGGCAGCCGGAGGAGAAGGTAACGATTCCCTACGGCGGCAACATCAGCAAAAGCTCGGAGAAAAACTGGCAGTTCTTCAGCCACGAAGGCAGCTTATTTTTTGTGTACTCGATCGTTCCGCACATCGTCGTTGAGCTGGACAACAGTTTCAGACCGGTCAACGAGTATCGAAGCGAGCTGCCGCTTCACTGGCCTTGGGGGGAAATCCTCCGGGGCGGCACCCCGCCGATCCGGCGCGGTGATTGGTTCCTGACCTTCTTCCACAGCCACGCAGCCCACAGGGAGCGGGACCGGCGCTATGCGATGGGCGCTTACATGTTCGAGGCCAAGCCGCCGTTTGCGATTAAAGCGATCTCTCCCGCGCTTCTGCGCGCGAGCGAGCAGGATGAGACGTTGCCCAATCCTTCGGTGCCTGGCTGGAAGCCGATTGTCGTTTTCCCGGTGGGGCTTTGGGAGGAGGAAGAGTTCAAGGTTGCGCTGGGTGTAAACGATTCATTCGATGCGATCGCGGAGTTTCCGGAGATCCACTGGCAGGATCCTGGCACCTACTCGAAACCGAAGATGCGGTATTTCCTGGCGGAAAACGGCCCGATGCCGCTGATGAACAAGGCTCACGCGATACCCTGGAAGCTGCGAAGACTGCGCTCGCCTTTCTACCCGCAGAAGGGTTACATGGCCACAGCCGATCCGAACATCATCGCTCTGATCGAGAACCGGAAGGACACGAAGGAAATCAGTGAAAGAGAATTCAACGAGCTTGAAGCGGGAAAGTGAGTACCAATGCGTGATGGTTAAGCCGAGGCGCAGGCAGCGTCTCAAATCGAAGACGGTCACGTACACCTTTGATCTCGTAAAAGTCGAGGGCTTCACAAGAGATGAAAAAGGGAACGACGTTCCGAATGGAATTGAATGCGTGATGGCGACAAACCTGAAGATCGCGAGCATCAAATGAACCGTCGCTCCTTTCTACGCAACTCCGCGCTGGCACTGTTCGGGTTCGCCGTGCTGCCGCCGGCCAAGACCTATCAGCGCGTCTGGCGGGCGCAGAGACAAATCGATTACCGGCTCCTCACCTTCTGGCAACAGACAAACCGAGCGGCAACCTGCTTTGACGAAGGGTATCTGCGAGCGACGGAGAAACTACTGGCCTCCGGCGGACCAATAGCTGGGCCGATAGAGCCAATCCGGAATGGTTCACTGCTGCTGAATTCAATGTTCTTCGGGGAAAAGATCGTTGAAGGATTTAATGACGCTCCGCTCATTCTCACTGATCGCAAGAATCACGATCGCATAAAAAAATCCTGGAGCGACGGCTTCCTCAAATACACCCTGGACCTGGAGAAACTGCCTGCATGACCCCCGCCGACGATTACGCCGCCATCCACGCGCGCCGCTACAAATGGAGCCTGGACTGGATCGCGCCGATCGCCGAAGCGGCCGGGCCTTACTCAATCCTGGACTTGGGCGGCATCAGCCCGTTCACAAACATGATCCAAGATCGCTGGCCCGGGAAGCTGGCGGCGTATTACCACGGCGATTTGCGGGAGGGATTCATCGTTCCGGACTGCGACCTGGTGCTCTGCATGGAATGCCTGGAGCACATTGCCGACATCGAGCGCGATGATCTCCAGACCGAATGGAGGGGAAGCGGTACCCACATGCTCCTGGCAAGTTGCTGGATGAGCCTCAAACCGGGCGGGCATTTGTTTCTGACCACGCCGAATCCTTGCTCAATCACCGTGATCCACCAGGCGCTCGGGCTCGCCCCGCCGATGCTGTTCAGGCCGCACGTTCGGGAGTACTCGCCCTACGAATTGGACGAAATGATCCGGCAGGTCGGCTTCGAAATCGTTCGGCGCGAAACGCTGGACGTGTGGCTCAACGCGATCGGCAAACAGAGTCATCGGAAGATTGCCCAATTCATCAGGGAGGCTGGCTACAACACCGACTTGCGCGGGGAGGATATTTTCGCATTGTGCCGCCGCCCTTTGGAGACTAAAACGGCATCGTGACTTTCTACCACGCCGCGAATGCAAGCCGGGCGGTGAAGCTACCCGGCGGGAAACGGTTCACTTTCGACGTTTACAAATTCTTTGCCGGCGCCTGGCTTGGAGTTGCCGCCGTTGAGGACAAGGAGACAATGAGCGGACTGGATGAGTTGGTCCGGAAACCGAAGTCGGGTATCACGCGCATCACGCAGGCGGAATACGCCGCCAATCTCAAAAAAAAAACTCATCAGCCGAACTT